AACGCTTGTGTTGTTGAATCAACTAAATCGTCATGATCACCATAAGGGAAAGCTGCACATTCTTCAATAACTTCTTCTGCCCAGCGGTCGTCGGTACACCACACTTGACCCGCTTCAAAAATAGGAGCCACGGAGTTTACACGTACATGCTTATCATTGCCCTTACTAGGCGTATAAGTTACTACAGGAATTCCTAATTGTCGTAGCTCCTGTGTTAAGGGCATACCAGAAGCTTTGGCTTCTATCAAGATTGTTTCGGGTTCCCAGTATTTATATTCATCTAATGCAATCTCTTTAAGTTCGGGAAAATCCCAACGTCCCTTACGCATTGCTAAAAGTATAATGTGAAATGGTCCGTGTTCCACGGGTTTAAATACACCCCACGTTGTTATTGCACTAAAGTCTGCTGTCTCTTTTTTACTGAACGCTGTATCATAACTTTGTATGACGTGCGTTAAATCAGGTATCTTTTCTTTTGGCCACACTTTCCACCAGTCACGTTTGATGATAGATCCTTCTTCACTTGTTGGTGCTTGTTGCCATTGTGCCTGCCACTTCTGTTCTGACAGGGAAGCTTTAACACCTTTCAATTCATCTATGTTCCAAAACTCAGGCCATAGTGGTTTATCGTTTAAGACTGCAGGAAACTCTACTACTTCCCATTTATCAGCATGATCGTTTGTTTGTTGTGCTAATAATTTTCCTGTAAGATCCTTTGTGGACCAACGAGTCATAACTATAACAATAGCACCACCAGGTTGTAAACGTTGTCTAGGTCCAGAGGTGTACCATTCGTAGGCATTGTCCATTGCTGTTTGACTAAGTGCGTCTTGTTCCGAGTGAGGATCATCAATAATAAGCAAATCAGCACCACGGCCAGTAATAGCACCACCCACCCCAGCAGCAAAATACTCTCCACCAGCGTTAGTTGTAAAACGCCCCGCTGCCTTAGAGTCTTGTGATAAGCTGACAGTCGGGAAAACATCTTTAAAATCTTGTTGATCAAATAAGTTCCTCACTTTCCTACCAAAGTTATACGACAATTCTGCAGTATGTGTAGTCTGTATTATCTTTAATTTAGGCTTTTGTCCAAGCATCCATGCAGGAAATAAATTTGATGCAAACTCTGACTTTGTATGTCTCGGTGGCATATTCACAATAAGTCTTTTTATCTTTCCACGTGAAATGTCTTCAAATTTTTTTGCAATAATTTTGTGATGTGAACCTGCAACAAAGTCTGGCCAAACTTTTCTTACAAAAGTTAAGAAGGTGGAACGGGACTCCTCCGCCAGATTTATTTGCATTTTTCTTAATTCGTATTTTAAAACATCGGTCGGTATTTTGTCTGAAATCATAAAAAAGTTATATCATACTTTCTGTTTGTGTAAAACTTACGCTTTACTCCCCCCCACGCAAAAGGGGGCGAATTGGGTGGGGTGGGGGTGCGTGGAATACCAGATGTTGTATGCTGGGCAATCTAAGTACCTAGATGTTGTTTGTGAATGAAGCATCACCTGAGATGGTAGAAGCTGCTGGGCTGCTCACCACGCTGCTGCCTGGTGAATTGTATCCCAAAAAAAAAGAGGGCGAATAATCGCCCCCTCGCCGATCCTATAGGAAATAGTTATCTCGGTAGTTTTTCTCTTAGCTTAGACATAACACGCTGACCCCATTCGCTAACGTATCGTGGTGCGTTAGGGTCAAGTATTATGCTTTCAACTTCAGACTCCAAGACTTTATATAAAGCCTTCCAATTAATATTATCAACATGGCTTTGTTCAGTAATAGGTTGATCTTCAACTGCTCTTACACCAAAGGCATTATTAACTGCTGATAATTGTCGTGATAAGTAGTCATCATTATTCGGCATTTTGATTTCTCCTTTCTAATTACTTCTTACTCCCATTTAATCTTATAGTCAAATTCTTTTTTACTTTTCTTTTCCACAACAACTTCGACAGACGCTACTGCCGTAGCCCCATGTGTACCTATACTATACTACTATACATAACTGCTAAGTAATGGATAATGGAAATGGAACTAGCAGACGCGAGTGCTTCACATGTGTACCAGCACTATCTACTATTAACTATGTATTACTGCTAATCAATGGGAAATGGAAATGGAAATGGGGCGAACAAGTCGCCCCACAAACTACTTAGGCAATTTATCGGTACTAAGCAGAAATTCTAAAGTCAGCTACTTCATCAATCGTTGCTTTTTTGTTTCGTGAAACTGTTGTTTCCGATAAAGGCATAGCTTGTATTTGTTTATATTGCGTTGGTACTTTGCATTGATGATACGCAATCTCGCCAAGTTTTTCCTTGACCAACTGCGAGTCAATTTTAGCACCCAATTTTTGTGTGACATGTAAAGAGTAATCCCTCCCATGCAATAGGTTTGCATTCTCACTCATAGACAAGTCTATCATCAGTTGTCTGTTGACTTTAATAAAGTCTGCTAGAACTTTCTGCATTGTTAACGCTCGACCATAAGCGTCAACGATAGCTTGTTTATTTCTTTTACTTACACTAGCAGGACTTTGTTGAGCCTTTTCTAGCACTTCTAATATATTAACAGCTTTTGACATTTTATTTTCCTTTCGTCTTTCTAGTTAATAAGTCTTATATAATCCCATTTCATTAGAAGTCAATAGTTTATTTTTATTTTTTTTCCACAGGAACTTCCGTGCCACAGCAGATGACGTCCCCCGTAGCTTCTACTATACTATATACACCAAAAGGTTTGGGTAATGGAATGGAGTGGAGAAACTCACAGGAAGGATTTCACCAGCAGGTAACCCGAGAGCAGCAGAAGCCCCGCGGTCGGGTGATGTGTGGCCAGGAGCAATGCGATGATCAGGATCATGATGCATGCACCATCTCCTGCATCAGCCCCCACGCTTCAGCGTCCTGCTGCACCAGCACATGCGCTCCGTCTCCCCAGTCCAGGTACCAGTATTCCAGGCGATGAATCTCGCGGTGTTCGTTAACAAATGCGCGCAGCTCGTCCGATGGGCCGCCCCAGCTGAACTGCCAACGCCAGTATCCTTCGGCCTGGTCGTTGAATGTATGTGGCTCTACGTAATCAAAGCAGAGTGCTTCGTACTCTGGGTCCTTCAGGTCTTCCTGCCTCTGCTGCCACTGTTCTTGTACTAAGTCTACGCACCGCGGGTTGGTGCTTCTTTCTGATGCAATATGCATATGTTGTCCTTTCTAATGGGGCTAGCTTATTTATCCGATTGTAATTATCTAGAATACAACCTTTCCTAACCCCGTGTGAACTGCATGCGCCTCTCGCCTATCGGGCCACTCGCTTCAGTTCAGGTACTTATATAGTCCCATCTTATTAGATAGTCAAGTACTTTCATCCCAGAGATGTAAAAAAAATAAGTTAGCTTCATCCACACGCAGTTCCTGAGCTGGAGATGCTCCTGAGTCATCTACTACTATGGTACCGCGACCCACGGAACTTGGGTAATGGAAATGGAGAACTTCCCTGGTACAGCAGGTTACGCTGCAGCTCACCAGGATCCATGATGCTGGTAGAAAGGAGAGGTTTCCGCCAATGGACTGGCATGGCATCTCCGTTGGTGAGTTACCCGCAGCTGGGGCAGCAACTATTACTATGCCTCTGGATTGGGCGTGGGCAATGGAAATGGAGAATGGAGGAGATGTTCGTGGATCGCATCCCAGGCAGCAGGGGACGCGGGAAGGTTAACCCTGTACTGGGGGGCTGTGGTGGGGGTAATGGACAATGTAGAATGGAGCACGGAACAAGGAAAGATATACAGTGCTCTCTCTTTGAGGTGCTGAAGCATAATGAACGATCTTCCACCATGTAAAGTATGCTTAATATTCCACACTTTTTGGAAAGGGCTAATGTTTATCTTATTACTTGATGTTACTTTCAACTCGACAAAAATGTTGATCCCATCAGAGATGCCATGCAAGTCTGGTACACCTTGATTTACCCACGACTCAAACCGAGTCCAATGGATATTAGGCAAGTTCTTTCTCACCATTTGCCATAACTTTGATTCTGGTTTCAAAAAGGCATACCAAAATAATATAAAAACACAGCAATTATAATTGCTAGTTTCCAATTAAAAGCTATCAACAATACAAGTAGTAAAAGAACTATTTGAATCATGGTGCCTCTTTCATCAGTTCCAACATCTGATAATAATAAATTAATCTAAACTCTAAATCTTCTGCTGTTAGCATGGCTCTTCGTAGGTTTTCCACTCTACGCCAAAACAACGCAGGAGTCATAGGTAGCTTAACATAATTATACCGATCTGGTCTTATTAATATTAATTGCATTATTCTGCCTCCCAATTTTCTATCCAAAATAGTAAATGCTCACTATCACTTTGAATATCTAGACTAGCATCTTCTTTATTCTGTTCTAAATACTCTTTAACTTTTTTTAAAACTTCTTCAGCTTTTGTTTCCCTACTTTCTTTTTCATTTTCTTGTTTTGTTACTTCACTAGCTTGTTTCATCCATAACTCGATGTCTTGTGTTGTACTCATTCTTCCTCTCTTTCTTTGACGACTCACATGGTGGCAAGTATATCCATGCTTTACGCCTGATGTTGTCGTTTTAACCTATATAGTCCCATCTAATCTTATAGTCAAGATTTATTTTCTAATTCTTTTACTTCTTCAAACGTAGTTTCAATACTGTACTGTTCTTTGAGATCCTGTAACTTCTTCTCAACCTCTTCTCTTGACATGGAATCTATCGTGCCTGTGAGTATCTCTTTTTTATCAACATACAACCCAGCAATCTGTCCACGGCGAGTCTCTGCAGCGACAGCAGCATTATAATTACCAGCAGATGACGCTTGGTCTCTAATTCTAGCCAATGTAGATAATGACCTCTCCTGAGTACACTTGTACCTATCCAAGACAGCCCTTCTCTCCATATCAATCGCTTTCGCAGTTAATGGAGATCTTTCAGGGTTTTGCAGTTCAGAAGCTCTCACCCGTGCAGAACCAGGTGCATACCCAGCATCAACTGCACATTGTGTAGCTGTTTTCAAACCTTCAGAATGGACAAGTT